AACAGGTCCAGCATGTGCGCTGTTGTACAGCACAGCCACAGGCAGGATGACAGAGAGAGATGAGGAAGAGCTATGAAGCAAGAGGACTTGTTTGATGACAGTCCGATTGAATTCACTGATGGCATCACCTGTAAAAACTGCGGTGTTACGCAGCCTGTTGAGCAATTTCAACAAATGCTCTCAGGGGAAATTAAACGCAAGTGTCGCAGTTGTGCTCGCAATCAATCTAAGCTGATAAAAGAGTTGAAACTAGCCCACCCCTATCCTGACGATGAATATGCGTGCCCTATTTGTACACGGCATTTGTCAGAGATAGCACAGCATGGACAGACAAAGCTTCAAAACTGGGTGATGGATCATTGTCATAACACAGAAACATTTAGGGGTTGGCTTTGTCATCATTGTAACGTAGGATTGGGAGCATTCAACGACAACTTACAACGTGTCAAGAACGCTGTGAAGTATTTGGAGGAGCATGAACACTCTAATTCTGGACATTGAGACAAACATGAAGCACGACACAATATGGTGTTGTGTGACAAAGCGGACAGACACAGGAAAGGTGCAGGTGCATACGTCTCCTGACACGCTACGTCCGTTAGTGCAATATGCTGACAGGATTGTTGGGCACAACATCATTGGCTTTGATGGCCCTGTCCTTCGTCGTGTCTGGGATGTTGCTCTCCCTGTCCGTAAAATCAGAGACTCCCTCATCCTATCTCGTTTGCTCAACCCCGTCTTAGAAGGCGGACACAGCTTGCGGGCTTGGGGCAAGAGGCTTGGTAATTACAAGGATGACTTCTCCGACTATGACGGAGGACTCTCTGATGAGATGGTGAGCTATTGCAAGCAAGACGTTGAAGTGACACACACGCTGTTGAGCTTCTTAAACGCAGAGCTCAAGCAATGGAAGAATGCAAAGCAGGCAATAGAGCTAGAACACCTCGTTGCTATTGAATGCGCTAAGCAGGAGAAGAATGGATTTAAGCTGGATGTTCCTTCAGCGCAAATTCTGCATGCAACAATGCAAGACAGGATGAGTGGTATAGAAGAGCAGATGCAACAAGTGTTTCTCCCCATTGTTGAAGAGCGCTGGAGCGAGAAGACAGGGAAGCGTCTGAAGGACAATGTCATTACATTCAACCCCGGAAGCAGACAGCAGATAGCAATGCGGCTACAGCAGCTAGGCTGGAAGCCACAGAAATTCACAGAGAAGGGACAAATTATTGTTGATGAGACAACGCTTGAGTCTGTGGAGCTTGAAGAGGCTCAGCTCATTGCTGAATATCTCATGTTGCAGAAGCGTGTGGGCTTGATAGACAGCTGGCTCAAGAATGCTGATGAAACAACACATCGTGTGCATGGACGCATCATCACCAATGGAGCCATCACAGGAAGGATGACCCACCATAGTCCCAATATGGGACAAATCCCGTCTGTCACCAAGCCCTACGGAGAAGAATGCCGTAAGCTGTGGACTGTCGATGGGGGCAATGTCCTTGTCGGCTCTGATTTGGCAGGGATAGAATTACGTTGTCTTGCTCATTACATGGGCGACGAAGAATGGACAAAGGAGCTATTGAATGGAGACATCCATACAAAGAATCAAAAGGCGGCAGGCTTGGATACAAGGGCTCAGGCAAAGACATTCATATATGCTACGCTGTATGGTGCCGGAGCTAGTAAAATTGGACTCATCGTTGGTGGCGGAGCTAAAGAAGGAAATGAATTGCTTGAAGCTTTCTATCGCAACACCCCTAAGCTGGCAGCGCTTATGCAGAAAGTTCAAAACTATGCCGAGAAAGGCTATGTGCCGGGACTGGATGGTCGTCGTATACAGGTACGATCTTCGCACGCAGCACTTAACACTCTTCTCCAAGGGTGCGGGGCGATTGTGGCGAAGCAATGGTGTGTGGAGATGCACAGAGAATTTAGGAAAAACAAATTGGACGTCAAGCAAGTGGCATTCGTCCATGATGAGATACAAGTTGAAGCAAAGGAGGCAGATGCAGAACAAACAGCACAGATAATGGTGGAGGCTGCGGCCTCTGCAGGTGAGACATTGGGCTTTCGTTGCCCTGTCGATGCCGAAGCTAAGATTGGAGCAAATTGGTGGGAGACCCATTGACTCTCGCACAAATACATTGTATTATATAGCCATCTCACCAACGAAGGAGAATGAGATATGACAGCATTAAAACTCAAAGCAGACATCATGTGGGCCAACCTCGACCGCCCTAATGACATGTCTGGTAAATACCAAGTGGACCTTTGCAACCTGTCACAAGCAGCTGTGCAGGCTCTGTCATCCTTAGGCATCACACCGAAGCAGAAGGAAGACAAAGGCTTCTTCATCACCTGTAAATCAACACAGCCCATCCGTGCCTATGACATGGACGGAGATGTGTTAGACCAGCGTGTGGGGAATGGGTCTAAAGCTATTGCGATGATAGGGACGTATTCTTGGACCTTCAAGAACAAGGAAGGGGTGAGTCCTTCCCTCAAGAAGCTTGTCATTGAAAACCTCGTCGGCATTGACAATGGCGAATCTATTGAAGAATTCGACGAAGACGAAGTGTTGTAATGCAACATGCCCTAATAGACAGCGACATCCTCATCTATCGTGTTGGCTTTTCAACACATTTAGACACAGAGAATGTGGCATTGCAAACAATGGACAGCTACATAGAGGATATGCTTCTATGTAGTCTTCCCTCTGTAGAGACATGGGAATTGTTTCTTACAGGTAAAGGGAACTTCCGGGAAGACATTGCCAAAACAGCTGTCTACAAAGGCAACAGGGCAGGGAACGAGAAGCCTACACATTACAAAGCCCTGCGCTCCCACCTCATCAGCGAATGGGATGCTAAGCTCATTGAAGGCATGGAAGCTGACGATGAGCTAGCCATCAGAGCAACAGAGCTGGGAGACAGCAGTGTTATTGTAACGCTCGACAAAGACCTCGACCAAGTGAAGGGGTGGCATTACAACTTTGTCAAGCGGACAACATATTACATCTCTGAAGAGCAAGGAATGCTCAATTTCTACATGCAATTCCTGACAGGGGACAATGTTGACAACATCAAGGGTGTGCACGGCATTGGACCAAAGAAGGCATTGAAGCTATTGGAAGGGAAAACAGAGATGGAAATGTGGCAAATATGTGTAGAGCTTCTTGGCTCTCGTGAGAGGGCTGTGGAGAATGCACATTTGTTGTACATGCTTCGCAGGGCAGGGGAGCATTTCCTTCCCCCAGACGAGCGATGAAAGGTGTTAAGAACAAGGCAGGGGGCACGTGGACAACAGCTCGCTACTTCGGCTTTATACGCTCTGCGCTGCGTCGTGCTTGGACAGCCTATCCTGTACGCTACCAAGCCTTGGACAAGGCAAAGAAGCCTTACACAGGGAAAGACAAGCGCACTAAATGGGTGTATGAATGTGCCTCTTGCAACGGATTGTTTAAGAGCACAGAAATCAACGTCGATCATATTAAGCCAGCAGGGACATTGAAGACATACAACGACCTGCCAGCCTTTGTTAAAAATCTCTTCTGTGAAGAAGACAATTTGCAAGTGTTATGTAAGCCTTGCCATGATGTAAAGACAAAAGAGGAACGTAAGAAATGAACGAAGAAGACGACAAGATGCGTGTTGATTTTTCCATTGATTTCTGTGGAGAAAAGGTGCATAGCTTAACCATGGCTTTAGACTATGACACACCATGGCCTGAGATTCTCGACCGCATCATCCGAGTGATGGAATCAAGCTTTGGCTATTCCTTCAACATTACAGACAATAAAGGAAGGGTGTACGGCTTCGGCAAGGTTGAGGACGAAGACAATGTCGGATGTTGACGACGAACAAATTGGAGGCCGCCATTACGTCACCAAGAGTGTGCAGCCTTGGGAGGCAATGGAATCTTGGATGTCTGAAGAGGCATTCAAGGGCTTCATCTGGGGCAATGTCATCAAATACATTGCTCGCTGGGAAGACAAAGGAGGCAAGCAAGACTTAGAAAAAGCTCGCCACTATCTTGACAAATTGTTAGAAATAGTGTAAGCTGTATGTTAACACTCAAAGAACTCAAAGAAAAGCTGAAGGCGGTGGATGAAATCACACTGATGGAACTCTTAGAAGTGACATCGGAGGATTTGGTCCATCGCTTTTCCGACTATATAGAAAACAACTATGACGATTTAGCTGGAGAATTTGATGACACAACACCTTGGGATTGACATTAATGAAGACTGTGACCACCACCTCAGCGCTCAAGCACACACGCTTATGCGTGACTATTACATGCTGGAAGGTGAGACAAGTCCTCAACACGCTTTTGCTAGGGCTGCTGTTGCTTATTGTAATAACGACCTTGAGTTTGCACAGCGTATTTACAATTACGCAAGCAAAGGCTGGTTTATGTTTGCATCGCCTGTGTTGTCTAATGCGCCTCTGCCGAACACCAAGCCAAGAGGACTCCCCATCTCATGTTTCCTAACATACGTCGGAGACAATTTAGAAAGCCTCATTGAACACAACGCTGAAGTGGCTTGGCTGTCCGTCAAAGGCGGTGGTGTT